GCCGTACTTCGCCCTCTCGACAATCTGAGCGGTTTCATTGTCTGGGTTCTGGCTGGCCCACCCAAGAATATCCGAGGACACGTGATTAGTTAGGTCGGCATAACGGATCCCACCCTCCATCGTGGCTTTCGTGTAAGCTTTTAGCTGCTCCTGAGAGGGCTCAATTCCAAGGTTCCTAAACCCCGTGGCGATTGCACCTTCGGCATCAAGCGCGGAGAACCCGTAAGCATGGCGCTGGACTGTTTGGGCAGCATCCTGCGCGTAGTTCTCATTAGCCCATTTGATGATATCTTTATTTAACTGGGCTTGTGCCTGCTCAACGGTGGTATCACCGTTGATAACATGAGCCAAATACCCTGACACATCATTTGCATTGGGGTCAATGCCAAGGTCCCAGAAAGATTTTTGAAGAGCCTGCCGGGCATCGTTCGATGTGTACCCCCAGTTCACCTTTTGCAGATGCTGCGCCCACTCATTGTCGGGGTTCTGGTTTGCCCATCCAAGAACATCAGACTTGATCCTTGAGGCAACATCGTTGATGGAGAATTCGCCACGTCGGGCAGCGTCAATGTATCGGTTAATCCTCTCTTGATCGGGGGCGTTATCACCGATGGCAGAGAACCCATTCTTGATGAGGTTTCCAGCATCCGCATTGGAGAAACCATAGACAGCCCTTTGGATCATCTGGGCACCCTCATTATTAGGGTTCTGATCTGCCCAGCCTATGATGTCACCCTTAACCGTGGAGGTGAGGTCGTTAAGTTTTATGTCTCCGCTAAGGGCGCGGTTGCGGTATGCGTCGAGCTGCTCTTGAGATGGGGAAGCGATGCCTGACTCAGTGAAAGCTTTCCAAATGGCATCATTGGCCTGCTTGTACGTGAAGCCGTACTTCGCCCTCTCGACAATCTGAGCGGTTTCATTGTCTGGGTTCTGGCTGGCCCACCCAAGAATATCCGAGGACACGTGATTAGTTAGGTCGGCATAACGGATCCCACCCTCTATCGTGGCTTTCGTGTAAGCTTTTAGCTGCTCCTGAGAAGGCTCAATTCCAAGGTTCCTAAACCCCGTGGCGATTGCACCTTCGGCATCAAGCGCGGAGAACCCGTAAGCATTGCGCTGGACTGTTTGGGCAGCATCCTGCGCGTAGTTCTCATTAGCCCAGTTAATAGTTTGTTTACGTAATTCTGCCTGTGCCTGCTCAACGGTAGCATCACCGTTGTAAACTTGATCCAACCAATACTTGACACCATCTGCATTGGGGTCAATGCCAAGGTCCCAGAAAGATTTCTGAAGAGCCTGCGTTGTCTGGGTGTTAAAATTATTTTTTGCATCGACGAATTTTTGATTTAGTTCATCCAGATACTTAGTAGTGTCTTCTGCGGCAGAGTATGCAGACATATCTATGCCTTCTGCACCAGACCACAAGTTTTTGGGGTCAGTGAAGGCCCTATAAATATCCGTCGAAAGAGAGAAGCGTTGCTTTGCTTCCTCGTACATAGCGGATCGTTCTGCCATGGGAATTGAGGCATCAAAGAATTTGGCCTCAAGACCCTGTGCCAACTGTTGGTTGACAGTAGTATCAACCTTTATAAGGTCGCCAAAGTTTACACGGTCTGGGTTTTGCACCCAAACATTTTCGTAAACGGTTCCACCATCGTTATCGGACACATTTTCAACTATTCGGGACTCTGTCCAACCAGAGGACAAAACTTTTTGAAAGTTGGGGTCACCTGAGTAGTCATACAGGAAGAGAGAAAGAGCACCGTTTCTAGCCGATCCAACCATGGATTTATTTATTGCGTCGGGGCTGTCTCTTTCAGGGCGGTCATACGTAACTTGAACCTCTTTGCCCCCCTCTCCCGAATCAGTGGCAAATGAAGTAGGTCTTCTCTCAGGCATGGGGATAGTGTCATCATACCCAAGACCATCGCTCTTAAAGTAGTCCACCGCAGAGTTCTTGATACTAGATAGTGTATCGTTAAAAGCCTTGCTAAACCCGGACCCCGCCATAAGGCCCGCAGAAAGGGCTCCCTTGATAGACCCTGCTGCGGCCTCGGCGAGGCTCATTCCCCCGACAGTGGTGTTCGTGAAGGTAGAGGATATGGCGGAAGTAAGGGCAGTACTTACACCCTTGGAGATGGCTCCTGCACCAATGGCCTGTTCAACCATTTTGTTGATGCCGGGTCCAATGGCCCCGCCAATGCCGCCGCTGACTGCTCCAAAGAGAGCGCCTTTGCCGATGTCCTGCCCTTGGATCGCGGCCATGACAGCGCCTGTTCCAGCGCCGATTATGGCACCAGTGGCGGCAGAGGCAAGGACAGTACTTCCAGTGGCTATAAAAACAGCTTCTGTGAAGCCAACCGCCAAAGCAAGTTCGCTACCCGCCCAAGCAACAAAAGCTGAAAGAACCATGTCAGAGCCTCTTCACCCAAGCAACCTCAGCCTCAGCATACCCCATAGCCCTAAAAAAGTCCCCCGCCTTATTTGTGTTCTTAGTACGGGTAACCCTAGAGACCACCCCCATTTCACGTTCGACCTTTTCAACAAACTTGGTCAAACCACGGGCGCACTTGGCCCGGTAAGCAGGGGCAATATAATGAGAATCACAGATAGCTATCTTTACTGTCTTGTAGTGGAGGTGGTTTCGTATGAAGTCCACGACGTACCCTACGACCTCATCGCCGTCCCGTGCCACACAGCACAGAAGCTTTCCCTCATTCTGGAGCTGCATAAAGGCTTCCTCGTCGACATCAGGCCTATGTTCCTTGACGGATCCAACCTCGTTCCATTGATCCTCCATGTACTTCATAATCTGCGGCCACATGATCTCGCAGCTTTCTTCAGAGTATGTGATCATAGCATTGCCTCATAGCGGATGGCGGCAACCTTTTCCTTTCCATTCATCAATATGGTCTTCACTTTCTTGAACTTTACCTTGCTGGCATCCGCAAGAAGGTCGGAATCTTTTTCCTCCTTTTGCGCCACGGTAGTTGTCATTTTCCTGAACCCAAGATGCTTAAGGGTGACAGCCAGCATTTTCAGTCGCTTAGGGATATTGACAGGCTCAACACTATTAATATGAAACTCAACACTACGGTCTGGTTTTGGCTGGATAACAAAGACCGTATTTCCAAGTTGGACAAGCCTTACCTTCTTGGCCTTAGCCGCAGCCCCAACCCGGCAAAAGATAGTGGTAGCATCTTCTTTGGACATCCCCTGATTGATCAGGGATTTGATGATAATGGTGGGTGGGTAAAAAAGACCCGTCTTAGGGTCGGCCTTTGGTAGATCAAAGCGGGGGTCAACTGGACCCTTCCCTGCGGGACGTTCAGCAATCCCACCAGCAGCAAAAGCTACCTCTGGCTTTGGTACATACGGTGCGTCAGGGGCAGAGATGTCGGGGATGTCCATCATCTCGGGGGCAGCAAACGTCTTGTTCGCTTCCTTGGACAAGAGGTTGAGGGACAAAGCGTTCTGCTTCGTGGACCGTGGTGCGGGGGCGATGTCGCTTGAACCCTCCAACACGCTGAGGGTATCAGCGGCCTTTTCATCCAATGGTTCAGAGGTCTTCAGTGCGCTGTATGGCTTGATCGACTCGGGGTCCACGCCCTCATACTTGCCAAAGACCTGTTCTACAAACCCCTTGGAAGAGGTGCCTGCCTCGCCGCCATTGTTGGTGATAGCCTTGTTCCCAACAGCCTCATCAGCCGGGGTATTACCACCCCTCAAAAGTTTCAGGGCACCCCCAGCGCCTTGTTGATGAGCCAGATACAGCATCTTCCCATCGGGGTTTTCCACACCGTTCTGCTGGAGTATGGCTCGGTTCTGAACAGCCAAGCGCGCCGCAGCGTCTGCCGAAGCCGCAAGATCGTTCGGATCCTTGAGGTCCATGGCCTTTGCAGTGCGGTCCGTGAACTGGAACGGCCCCTTGGCGCTGCTGGTTTTGCTGGAGAGGTCTGCTCCACGGCTGCTCTCTATCTCGTACAGGCGGTCCAAGTACCCCTGAGGTAGGCGGTACTTGGATTCCAATGAGGCAAATAGTTCTTTCTCAGATGCCATTACACCCTCTTTGATTCGCGCGCCCTCTGCAAGGATACATTGGCGCGAAGCTGCTGGATATCCTCGTTCGAGGTCCTACGCTGGTAGTCCTCGGCTTGTCTCTGCTGGAGCTTTCTCTCGTCCAGATCGATACGAAGAGCAGCCTCTTCGGATTTTAGCTTAACCGCCTGCTCACGGATGTCCAGATCCCTTTGCTGAAGTTGCACAAGAGGATCATCTGCTTTTTCAGGAGCGAGCTGCTGCAAGACCTGTTGGATAAGCTGTGCCTCAATAGCAGCCGCCGCTTTCTGAAGAACTTGCGGGGGCGGGGGCGGAGCATTCATCACATCGCCTGTCACGGGGTGCGGCATGGCGCTGGAAGACTGATGAGCCTCGGCGGCATGCTGTTGAACTTGTTGCATGGCCATGTGGGTGATGTGTTCAAACACGTGGGCTAGCAGGATCCCATATACCTGAGGGGAGGTCTGGATCAGGTTGGACTTAATGAAGCCGATATGCGCCGCCATATGCGACTGGTGATCCTGATCAGGGAACGCCTTAAGCTGCGGAGCCCCGTTGGGAATCAGCATTGACCTAGCATTCTCCATGGCCGGTCCGTCAGGCTGCGGCTGTGGGGGAGGCGGCAGGATCAGGTCGATGTCCCGGACGCCAAGGGCCGAGTACATGCGATGATACGCCTCGTACTGGTTGTGCATCTGGGGAGCGGCCTGCGCAAGACGCAACTGCTCCTGCGCCAGCGAGATCCGCTGCGTCATCGAGAAGATGTTGGGGTCAGACACCGGGACGATGTCAATTCGGTCGTCGAAATCCTGCGCGAAGACCTCTTTTCCGCCCTTCACATCGTACGGATAGGCCTCCACGCTCTCCTTGATCGCCTGTGTCAGGAGTTTCAGCTCCTGTTTCTGGGCATAGTGCAGTCGCTTGTGGACCGCGCTCAACACACGGCTCCCACGCTCCAGCAAAGCAATGGTTGTACCGACCGGCATCTCCTGATTGGAGTCCGTCATGCCCATGTCGGAGGTTCCAACGAACTTTTCCGCCGCCGTGACGCAGAAACCAAGCAACTGCATGAGCGTTGCGCTGGGTTCCTTGTACGGAAGAGGCATCAAGCTCTCGCGAAGGCTTCCGCCGGGGGCGTCCACGTCCCGCCACTCGCCCGGTTGGAGCAAAGCGCCCTCATCTTGGATCCGCAGGCCCTTGGCCTTGAACCCCGCAGGCAGATTCGCCAGCGTTCCAGCGTCAATGAGTTGCCGAAGGATGGAAGTTGAGCTGCGAGCTAGGTTTCCAAGCATGTGAACAAGGCCAAACCCGTAGAAACCAAGGCCGGGCATGAACTTGTAGTGGACAAAGTACTGGCGCTTGCGCTTTTTGGGGTCAGCCGGGTCATAGTTCCGGCGAACTGCCAGCACATCGCCCGTATCAGAGTTGATTGTGACGATGTAGGGCAGTTTGATGCCGGTCTCTTCGTCGTTCTGGTCTTTATCTTCGAACCCTTCAAGATCCAAGTACGTGTGAACCTCGTACAGGGTGTAGTTTTCCGTCTCACCACCGGGCTCAATGCCAGAAACAGTGTCGATCTTCTCCTCGATGACATCTCTTTCGGTGTTATCAGGGTCGTCAAGCTCGATATCCCGGTAGAAACCAGACACTTGCTGCTTGCGAAGGTCGTTCTTGCTGACCCGAATGACGTGCGTCACACGTTCAGCGGTTGCCAGATCCCTCGCACCATAGGGAACGATGAGGTCCTTAGGCAAAACATAGGGAGAAACCGCCCGTCCGAGGTCCCCGTCGCGGTAGACCTTCTTAAAAGTTGACCCACCATAGCCAAGATAGTACAGCATCTGGTCATAGTCTGGGTCGTACTCTTCCATTTCAACGGTGATATAGTAGTTGAGGAAGTCCTTAACCCGTTCGGCCTGCTGTTCCTTGATTGGGTTGCTTGCTCCGAGGATCTGCGAGCGCACTGGACCGTTGGACGGCAGCATTTCCTTGTAGGCTTGCGCCTGAAACTGCGTGACCGCCTCGTTCAGGATGGGGTGAGTAACGCCCGTGGACCCTTCAAAGGGCTCCGTCCGCTCGTCGTACTTCAGGCCAAGGAGCGTGAGCCCCTCTTCGTAGATCTTTTTCCACTCTTCGCGGCTCTCGTCGTCCTCTTCGATGAGGTCCAGAAGCTCGTTGGAGATTGCCTTGAGTTCCTGTCGATCAAGGACCTCGGCCAAATTGTCACCGAAGCCGATGGATGAGATGTCCTTGTTCATGGTGGATGAGCCGTACGTGATTACCGCACCGCCTTCCTCATCCTCCTCGATGGTATAGTCAGCCTCAGCCTCATCCTTAGGCTCGTCCAATACGACGTCAGCCCCCTCCATTTCAGACTCGTCAGGAGCCTGCATCAGGCCTTTTTCGATACCGTTGAAGGAGGATTTAGCCATTAGTAATAGACCCTAGTTGATGGATACCTAGTGACTTCCATCTCGTAATCGTCAGGGTGGCCGATGAACCCGCCCTGTCTAAACCGCATCAAGGCTTGGCTGGCGCAATCGACGTGGTCGTCATGTTCCCCGAATGGGAACGACGCCAGTTCCTCGACAACCTCTTCGGCCCACGATGTATCTGGTCTCCAGATCAAGCCTGACTCGAACAGGGGGGAAATGGAGTTCACCCTAGAGTGTTTATCATTACCACGGGAAGGCGTAAAGTTTACAACGGGAATACCCATGTGCCGCAGTTCCTGCGTGAGCGGGGTCCCCGATGCCTTGGCCTCGATCAGGACTGTCTCTGGTTCCCAGTACTTGTACTCCTCAAGTGCTATGCGCTTGAGGTCCGGGAACTCCCACCGCCCCTTCTTGGCATCCAAGAGGATCGCGTTGGGCGGCGAATCCTCGGTGGGGAAGAATACCCCCCACGTCTGGATGGCGCTAAAGTCAGCGGTCCGCGTTTTGAGGAATGCTGTGTCGTAGCTCTGGATTATGTACTGGAGCCGGGGGATGTCCTTCTTCTCCCAGACCTTCCACCAGTCCCGCTTGATCAGCGAGGAGGCGTCGGAGGTAGGGCGCTGCATGTACTGCGCCTGCCACTTCGATAACGAGATCGAAGCCTTGATCTTCTCCAGTTCCTCCAACTTCCAGTATTCTGGCCACAGGGGTTCTCCGCTATCAAAGATCGCCGGGAACTCCACGATCTCCCACTGGTCGGCCTTGGGGTCCATGGCCTGTTGCTTGATCAGGCGGGCCGTCAGGTCGGCGTCCCCCCATCGCGTCATAACAATGATGATGGCCCCGCCGGGTTGCAGACGCTGGCGGGGGCCAGACATGTACCATTCCCAAGCGTTATCAAGAGCCGTTGGGCTCATCGCGTCCTGTTCGGAGTGCGGATCGTCGACAATAAACAGATCAGCTCCTCGACCCGCAATACTGCCACCCACACCCGCCGCATAATACTCACCGCCATCATCCGTCTCCCATCGATACGCCGCCTTGCTGTCGGCCCGCAGTTTCACATCAGGGAATACCTTACGGTAGTCCTCGCCGTCCATCAGGTTTCTGACCTTGCGACCAAACCGAATGGAGAGGTCCGCCGTATGAGTCGCCTGCATGATCTTCTTCGTTGGTACGCGGCCAATGAACCAAGAGGGGAACAGATAGCTGGCGAACTCTGACTTCGTGTGCCTCGGGGGCATGTTGATGATCAGGCGCTTCAGTGTTCCGTTGGCCACGGCCTCAAGCTTCTGCGCCACAATGTGGTGGTGCTTACCGGCCACGAACCCCGGCCAAACGAACTTCACGTACTCGATGAAATTGTCGTGGGCCTTCTTCGACGCTTCAAGTTGAGCGAGCCGGTCGTAGAGCTTGGCAAGCTTCTTCAGATTGTCTTCGTCAATGCGGGGAGCAATGGGCATGGATATTCCATGGGGGTGGGTGGTCCGGGACCCACGGTACTACAGAATATAGATGGGGGGTAGGGGATCCTAAGGCCTTCTGTTGACAATCCGGGGTCCGTGGTTTTTTACATTTGCTACCGTAGCGTGAAAAATCGGGTTTTCGCGCGGCCGCGAGGACCACGGGCCGTTTAGGGGGGTGACGGGTTCTTGGCAGGCTCTTGCTCAGGCCCAGTTCGACCCCAAGGGACCCGCGTGGCATGGACCTTGCATGGCGTGGCGATTCGTTGCGTGATCACGAGTTCGTGATGTTGACTATGTTTACGTGCTGTGGTTTACTTCTATTGCAGGCTACTGATTCGCCTGCACCCATAGAAAGAAAGGGTATACAAAATGATCACTTACAAGAAAGTCGGCGGTCTTCATTTCCTGCGAATCGGCAGGGTGGGCTTCTCGTGGTTCGTGTCTAAGAAGAAAGTAGCACCCCGCGTCTTGCCCGGTACGATCACGCCCCGCCTGACGTTGGCACAACAGAAGCGGGCTCAGGCGGAACACCTCGCGTGGTGCAACGCCATGTCTCGCGGCAACTAATCCCTAGAAAGGAACATCCCATGACTGATCACCCTGTAACAGAAAGCGTTGCGGCCGCTCTAGTCGCCTTGTCCTCGGCCCTTACGACACTCACTCGCGAGATCCAGTACACTCAAGGTCTCTCGGCCGCTCTTGCGGAACGGATCGCGGCCCTTGAGGCGATAGCCGTGAACCAGATGAACAATGCGCCAGTTGGACCTAGCACGACGGACGTGCTGCGGGCTCGCAATCTGACGACGTTCGAACGCATTAACGAGAGGGTTTGAGCATGTCAGATAGCTACATCACTGTTGACGAAAAGAACGGCATCACGGGCTTCCATGGCCATGATGCCACCCGGCTCTTGCACGCGCGGACCGTCAAGCATGCGCTACGGGCGAACAAGATCGGGTTCCGGCTCACGCGAACCGCGACCCCGACACGCTCGTTTGCAATGGCCAGCAAGATCACTGGCAAGGCCTACAAGCGTGGCCAGTATGATCAGGCTATCGCTGACGTTAACGAGTGGATATGGGCCATGGAAGCGGCCCTGCCAGTCGTCAAGCGTTGACACTAATCGCCCTGGTGATCACTATGATCACCAGGGCACACATAGAAAGGATCATCCCATGATACAGACAATCGAAACTGTTCTCTTCACTGCCACGTGGCTCTTCATCGGCGCGCTTGCCGTCATCTCGCTCATCTAGAAAGGAACATCCCATGACACGACCCATTCACACTATCGCTGACGAGATTATCAAGGATTGGACCAAGCCTTACTTTGGCGCTGTCCCCTACCTTGGCGCAATGCGGTTCCTCCACACGATAGAGGATAGCTACGGCTATGACGACGCGCGGACCGTCATCCTCTACTTCATGTCCAATGCCACGACGTGGCGCGGGGCCAAAGCCCGAGAGATCAAGGCCGAGTTGAAAGCACTGACGGCGCGCCGCTAGTCCCCGAGATCCCCGCTACCATCCCCCGGTCGAAAGGCCGGGGGTTATTTTTTGTCTGTCCTCTTGAGTAATTGCATCAAAGGACCGCGCAAAAAGGACCGCGCCGTGGTCCTGTCCTCTTGAGTAATTGCATCAAAGGACCGCGCGAAAAAGCCCGCGCGCCATGATAGGGTGCGACACTTTGTCGCATTGTGCGCGCCGTGTTTCTCTATACACTTACTATGTTGACCAGCCGCAGAAAGGGCTCTCCAATGAACAAGACCGCGCAAGACATGTTAACCGCCCTGCGCAAGGGCGTCTTTACCGGTGTTATCCTATATCGTGGGCCAAGCCTATTAGACGGCGCGCCCATTGTGGTTATCGCTAATCGCATAACCGACGCTAGCACTAACAGCAAGACTGGCGCGATGGTGCAGACCTTCATCATACGCGCCGACGTCGACCCCATGACCGCATTGCGCGGGGGACTAGATAGCAGTGTCTGCGGGGTTTGTATGCATCGGCCCACGAACAACGGGACATGCTACGTTAACGTGGGCCGGAGCGTGGCCAGTGTATACGGGGCCTTCACGCGCGGCCGTTATGCAGAGCCCGGATCCGACTATGACCGCGCCATTCTCCCGGAGTTATTCGCCGGGCTTGCGTTTCGCATGGGGACTTATGGGGACCCCACGGCCGCGCCGTTCCAGATCTGGCGGGCTTGCACGTTGAACGCGGCCGCGATTAACGGCTATTCGCATCAATGGCGCGATAAACGGTTCGCCGCGTTCAAGCTGCTATGCATGGCTAGCGCCGATAGCACGGCCGACCACGACGACGCCCACGCCGCAGGGTGGCGCACGTTCCGTGTGAAAGCCATTGGCGCGCCAAGCTTACAGGGTGAAGTCACTTGCCCCGCGTCAAAAGAGGCCGGGCAAAAGACCGTCTGCGCAGACTGTCGGGCATGCGGCGGGCAAAGCGCCAAGGCTCGCGCGTCAATCGTAATTGAGGCCCATGGCGTGACCGCTAAACGCTTTCAAGAGGCATAGGACAATGGTAACGACAACAAAGGACCAGCGACGCGCCCTCGGGCGCGTCTTTTCCCGTGTCGATCTCGGGATTCCCTATCGCGCATTCCGCGCGGCCGTTCAGCCGACGTTCGGGTGCGACGGCGCAATCTGTGTCCCGTGGCAGGGGATGTGGCTGTGCATAGAACGCGACGGTTACTGTCACACGTGAAACATTGCATCAAAGGCCCGCGACCCCCGGACGTTCCAACGCCCGGGGGTTTTTTCGCGTCAGATTGTTGCACCCGCCTGTGCGATTGGATCAAAGGCCCGCGAGCCATGCGTCTGGTGCATAGGTCTAATTGCATCTAAGGCCCGCGCCGCCGCCATGTCAAGGAACATGGACCACGGATCGCGGTAGCTAAGTGTCTGATCTGGTTCAGCTTTTCCCATTGCATCGTCCCAAAGGTCCGCGACCCGTGAACCATTGTAAATCCTGAGACTCTGGGACTCTGGATGGCTGACCATGTTCCAGACGCATGGCGAAACCCTAGATCTGGCGGTTTGCCATGCAATTTGCGCAGGTCTCCACAGCCCGGCTGTTTTGTAAGCCTTGGTTTTACAGACCTTGAGTTCCACCCATATCTCAATAGGCGATTGCTGGCCTTTATAGGGCCACTGGTAGGCCCCATTGATGTCAGGGATACCCGCCCCTACCCTCGCCTCGATTCGCGTCCAGTGGACGTCCCTGCTCGTCTCCCGCTTCAGACTCTGCCAGATTGCCGTCTCGGTTTTCAAAGGTCGATCTCCTCGGCCATGCGCTGGCGCTCTTCCTCCGGGATGAAGTCGGGCAGCGAATCGGGATCCCGAGCATTGGCCACCATGTCGAGGGTGGGCGATGTCGAGTTCATCAGGATGGGGAACTGCTGCTGTAGCTTGGCAATCTCGGCGATGACGTCCTCGCGGCTCATCTGGTCGATCTTTCCCACAAGGATCTCGCTGCGGGAGATATACAGACCACCGGCCTGTCCTCGAGACTTCTCAGCCGCGACGGCGGCGGTGTAGTTCCCCTTCTCCAGAGCCATGTCGCGGATCTTAGCAAGCTGACGAATGTGGCTGTCAAAGGTCACCTCGTATTTGCGGGACAGTTCTTCCTTGATCTCGGCAATACGGACCAGAACGTGAGGATAGTCCCGACCGTTCAGGAACCGGGACGCTGCCCACGAGGCTGTGCCGTCCCCGTAACCGGCCAGACGAGCCGCCTCAGTGCGGGTGACGTCCTCGGTGGCATAGATCCGACAGAATTTCTCCTGCTTCTCGGTGAGCCCCTTGGTCTTGGGGTTCACAAGGATGTCCATCTTGGGCTTGTGCGTGGCTTTAGCTGTGGCCATGTTGTCCTCTTTGGACTGGGAAGTCGGGCGCGATGGCGTCAACGATCAGGTGGACCCTATCGGTGTCGCCATGGTTGGCGGCGGAATGGGGCAGCGTATGGTTGAACCACCAGCACGACCCCTGTTTCCAATGCTCCACCTCGCCCCCGGTGGTGTTCGTGCATCCCGGGTTGGTGGACAGGACGATGTGAAACCGGGCGAACGTGTCCGCGTAGGACCCCACATCGACATGCTCAGACACTACACCGCCGGGGCGCAAGTTGACAATCAAGACTCGGCCGAGCCGTTCGACTTGCAACAGGTCTGTCAGGATCGGCCCCAGCACGGGCGCTAACACGGGGCGCAGCTTGTCAAAGGCCGGATAGTCAAAGCTCCCGGTGTCGTGGAAGTACTTGCGAAGGGTGAAGGCCTCAGGCCCTCTTACGAAGATGCACTCGGTGTCCCGGTGCGTTCCCCCCGGGTGGTCCTGCCGAGCGGTGATCTCGGACCACATCTCAGGGTTTCCCTTGAGTGTATCAAGTATCGGCTGCACGTGCAGCCCCATTGCTAATGGTCGACTGGTCGCCATGCGGTCCTCCATCGGTGTCCGAGGCCCCATTCTACCATAGAGAGAAGGGTAAATCACAGGGTTGTCACAGGGTGTGTCCTTACAATACCGGGGGATCACAGGGATCACAGGGTATTTTCAATATTTCGATTTTCTGTTTCCGAGGCAGTCCCCTACGTGTGCGCACGATAGAGTTACAATGTTGACTATTCTACTTTTACCGCGCGCGGCCGGAAAACTTCAATTCTCAAACAACCCTGTGATCCCTGTGATCCCCCGGTATTCTAAGGACACACCCTGTGATCAACCCTGTGACAAGACCTTTTCTCTATAGAAAAACCCCCGTCGTCAGGTTCCATAATACCGGACCAAAAATAATTCTTCACTACCTGTTGACAATCCGCACACCCCTGTCCTATCCTTACATCAGACCGAGAGATGATTCGCGGTCCACTCACACAGAAAGGTGAGCCCCATGTCCAACCTGACCGAGACAGAACACACCATCCTCGCCGAGGTCCGTCACCACGCGCGCAGCCTGACCGAGACCACCTCCGCCTTGTACTGGGACACCCCGTTCGAGGCCGTCTTGATCCGTCGCCTCCGGGACGACCTGTCCAAGCTCGTCACCCTGTACGACACCCCTGAGGTGGCCAGCATCCTCCAGCGGTCCCCGACCCGCACCCGGTACTCTTGGGACGGCCACACCACCACGATCCATGTGGAGACAGTCTGATGGCCCGCTACGCTGTGAAGGAGCGCCTTCATCTGGTCGTCGTCACCTACGTGGACGCCCACAACCGCCTTGAGGCCATGGATCTTGTCACGGACATGGACATCTTTGACTATGACCGGATCATCGAGACCGACATCGAGATCCTCGGCGTGACTGAGGCTGAATCAGAGGAGGACCTCTAATGTCCCACGCCCCCCGCCAAGTCGAGACCCACAAGGTCACCTTGCGCACGGTCATGCGCCGGGCGTCCTTTGTCCACGGTCACCGGTCCTTCCTGCAAGGCAAGCCGCTCGTGTACGACGCCTACCCCCACGACATCAACGAGCAGTGGTCCTATGAGCGCGGCCGTCAATTCGCTGCCCTCTGGCCCCACCCTGTAAAGAACAAGGCCACCATCCGCATGGACGCCCTGCGCGCCTACGCTGCGGCCCTGAACCGGAGGGACGTCGTATGACCATCAGCTATAACTTCGTGATCGACCAAAGGACGAACCCCGCCACTAATCCATCTTATGTGGCGGGTCGCTACCTCGTGTATCTCGACTCGGTCTCCGACAAGGTGGGCCTGATCGACCGGGAGTTCCTTGGGGACTTTGCCACCTTTGAAGAGGCCAAGGCCTGCATGGACAAGCAGCCCTGCCCCGACGCACGGGACAGCTTCCACGGATCCCGCTCCATCAAGGACAGGGAGCCCACTGACGCCGACATCTTCGCCTTTGTGGACCTTGCCAAGGCCTACTACGGCAAGCACCCCAGTGACCTCTCCACGGAGATCTGCGACCGTCTGGTTCGCGAGGTCTTGTACGGCGAGCAGTTTCTGGACGAAGAGCAGGAGGAATACCGGGACCAGAACCCCAGCATGGTCGTCTGGACGGGAATCTATGACCGCGAGGTCTACCTCAGCGAAAAGCCCACCCCTAAGAACGATTAACCCCAGAAAGGAACAGCACATGAACTTTCTCAGCTACCTCGGCGGGATCCCCGCCTCTGCAAAAGAAGCCGTCGACGTCATCACCAAGGGTCCAGCTCCGACCGAGCTGGAGCTATCCCTGCGCCAAATGCATGCCGACCACCTCGCCGCCATGCAGGCCATCAAGAACCTCACCGAGATCTCGGTGAGCCAGACCACAAGGACCGTGGACCAAGTAACGATGCTCAGGGACCTGAAGCGCGTGATCACCGCCTCGGAGGCCAAGCACTTCGCCGCCTTTGAACTGGCGCAGCGCCCCGTGCTGCGGGCCGTCGGGGAACTGTCCAGCAACATCGACAAGGTTCACGCGGTCCTCGTCGACAAACTGAACAAGATGGATGCCGACATTCACAAACTAAAGCGTGACCATCACGACGAACTTGACGCCCACACCTACGTCCTGAACCAGAAGCTGACCATCGTCGCCGAGCGTGTCGACCGCCTTTGCCGAATCCTCGTCACGAATAACCTGATCAAAAATCCTGACAATGTCCCACCGCCCCCGCCCCCGCCCCCGAAACCCCAAGGTGGCAACCGCAGGGGCGCGGGCCGCAAGCCGGGGTCCAAGCCCCGCCCTCTGGAGGCCCAGTACGCCGACATATCGGACCGCCTCCAGCGGAGCCGCCCAAACAGCAAGTCGCGCCTGATGTACCAGTTCAAGCTCACCGAGTTGCGTCAGAAGATGGGCATGGCCCCGATCCGGAAGGAAAGCAAATGATCTGCTCTGTTCTCGCCATCTGCGCCGTCATTTCCGGAAACCCGTCAGTCCATGACGGGGACACGCTCACGATCCACGGACAGGCCATCCGCCTGTTTGGGGTCGACGCTGAGGAACTCGACGAGCCTCATGGGCCGCAAGCCCGTGACGCCCTGCGCGCCCTCGTCAGGAAGACCGAGTACGTTCGCTGCGAACTGAGCGGAGAGCGGTCCTACAATCGTCTGGTGGGCGTCTGCCACACGGCGGAAGGCCTGAACCTCAACGAGGCCATGATCCGTGGAGGACACGCCTTGGACTGTGCCAGATATTCTGGCGGTCTTTACCGTCAGTTTGAGCCCATGGCCATCCGCCTGACCCTTACCCAGAAACCCTATTGCAGGACAAAGCAATGACCGCAAAGCCCCTCACCAACAATGAGGCTCACACGCTTGCGTGTGAGCTGGAGACGCAGATCCTGAAGGTCCTGCAAGGAACCGTGGACTATGTCGCAATGACCGCCCTGACCTACGCCACCGCCACCCTGATCGTGCAGCTACCCATCCGGGGGTCCAACACAAACGAACGGTTGGACATGTTCGATGGTCAGTTGCGCACGGCTGTCGGTCTCCTGAAGAAGCACCGGATGGACGCCGAACGGCATCGAAGGGCGATGAACTGATGACCAAGGATGAGATCGATGACCTGTTGCTCCGGGTTTACAACGCCCGGGTGGACACGGACAGTGGACCGGGATCCGCTGCGCGCATGATGAAAAAGGATGCTGACGGCGGCAAGAAACAACGCGCCCGCGCCCTCCTCTACCAGCCCGTCGTCTTGGAAGTGCTGGTGCAGTTGGGCCTGTACGAACGTCACTTACCGCCCAAGAGGGGGAGCGCAGGACCATGATCGAAGATGCCAAGGAAACGAACGACGTGGTCTGCACCGCCTACAGGATGGGCTGCGAACAGACTCGCGAGGTCTACCAGAAGCGCATCGAGAAGCTAGAGGCGGCGCTGCGGCGGTGCGACGAACTGTTTTCCGACATACGGAACGATTGGTCAGACCCTCGCTCCGAATGCCGTGAAGGATGGAGTGTCATCAAAAAAGCACTGGAGGGAAAAGATGAGTGATCTTGTGAAGCGGCTGCGCGGTTATCCGGGCAAGCGTGGCATGGAAAAGCCCTTTCATATGACGATGGATGAAGCCGCCGACCGCATCGAAATGCTGGAGCGCCACATTGAGAAGCTGGAAACCGCGCTGCGGGAGGTCCTAAGCCTTGGCGAGTGGGGAGCTAACCCATTGGCCAGAACTGTCATTTTTGAGGCTTTAGAGACAACATGTAAGCCCTCAAAAATACCGGAGAACAATGATGAGTAACAAGACCATCGACATCGACCGCCACGTCCCCTTGCCCAAGGGCGAAACCCGCAACATCCCCCTGTACCCTTGGCTCACCATGAAGGTGGGCGACAGCTTCGTGGTCGTCGGGAAGATCTCGGCGTCAGCCGCACGGGGGAGCTTCCGCCGGTATCAGAAGCTGGGACAGATTCCCAAGAACTTAAAGGCCATTCAACGGACCATGGACGATGAGGGGCCGGGCCATGTGCGCCTGTGGCTCGTGGAGAAATGAGCCATGAGTATAGAGTCAAGCGTAGACCCATCCGTCGATTGGCTGGCCCACGCCACAGAAAGGAAACGAAAACTAAACGCCCAGATCCAACAGGCATCGATCCTCCTAGAGAAGAACAAGAGGATGCCGCTGCCGCCCCCGGTGGAGATCCCTCTGCCCCCGGACCCCGAGCCGACGCCTAAGCCTGCGCCCTCGGTGTTCACCCAACTGATCGAATATGTCCCGGTCTGGAGGGTCATCCAGTTAGAGGTCTGCGCCAACCACGGCGTGTCCCTGAAGGATGTTCTTTCGGACATCCGAACAAAGCAGTTCATCATTCCGAGGCAAGAGATCTACTATCGCATGCGTCATGAAGCGAAGATGTCTCTGTTGCACATCGGGATGCGGATGAGACGAGACCATACATCGGTGATGAATGGGATCCAACGCCACACTAAACGTCTCGAAAAGGAAGCCGAACATGTATCATAAAGATGTCCTGAACACCTGCCTCAACACCTTGAACGAGCGCGCCCATTCCTACGGGAATGAGGACGACATGTTCGAGACGACGGCACAGATCGCGTCCCTCCTTCTGGGCAGGGTGTTCACCAAGTACGAGATCTCGGTGGTCATGGAGTCCATCAAGCTGGCCCGTCGCCGCTACGATCCTCTGCACGAAGACAGCTACATTGATCAGATCAACTACGCTGCGTTCTCGGCACAGTTTGCGAAGAGCGCCTTCGAAAAAGGGCATTTTGCCTACCCCGATACCCCGGCTCAACAGCCCTAACTAAAACTGGAGGGTGAGATGCATGAGGCAGACAGTATCTGTACCGTTGTTAGTGCATCTCCCTTCCAGTGTAGGTGGGTCACTGACATGGTCACCGAGTCCGGTCTCCGGATCCTTTGTGGTCAACCCTGCCCCGGCACGGCAAGACCATGGTGCGCGGACCACTATTCCCTTGTCTACGTCAAGAAAGGACCGAAGAATGATCACTCTGATACCGACGTTTCTGGTACCCGACATCACCATCAAAGGCCACGGCATAGAGTTCATCGGGACGGTCGAAGTGTTCCATACACACAACTCATACATCATAGTCAGAAGTTTTGTGGGGGACATGACCAAGACAATTAGCGCCCACCCAACCCCTGTCCAAGGGCGGTGGGAAAAGGGGCCGGTGTTCAACAAACTGAAGCGTTTGTCCTTTAGCCATAAAGAGTTCTTGGAAAAGGCCAAGAGCATGATCAGGTGGGGTGAGGACCCCTTGCAAGGAGAAGATGATGCGCCTCTCAATCGATAGCCTGCTGTCTGACATCGAAGAGTACTTCGTTGACAATTCGGACCCCCACTCTTACCGCTACAAGCGCCTCGACCCCCGTGGTCTGCTTGGCCGCGCCTATACCCTGATCGCCGAGCTGGACGAGAAGGTGGCAAACCCTTTGGACGATGAGGAGGAATATGACGAAGAGGAATATGACGAAGAGGAATATAACGAAGAGGAAGAGGGGGAGGATTACGAGGAGGAAGAAGACGAGGACGAAGAGGCCGTTGACAATGTTGACGACGTGAAGTAATCGTCAATAAAGTAACCGACAACGGAACCCGTGGAATGGAAGAGACCAGCGCCTACATCCTTGATATCAAAAGGATTTTCAAACTGTCCACGCAACTGGCCTCGGTCCTCGAGCTTTTGCTCACCAAGGACATGGTCAGGCCAGACGATTTGAGACCGCTGTTCTCAACCTTCCACGGGGAACGCCGCCACCACAACACCGACCGCATGATGGTGTATCGCCTGCGGACTAGACTTGCCAAGGTCAAGGTGTGTGTCTTCAGCCAGTACGGCGAAGGGTACTTTCTGAAGGCCGCAGACAAGGCCTACCTCAGGGGAATCTTGATGGGGGTTGTTGATGTCTGACAGGAAGACATACCTATACCGAGTATTTGATGTCGACAAGAACCTCATCTACGTCGGGATATCTCTCAGCTTTTTTTCACGCCTGCAACAACACAAGAAGAACTCTGTCTGGTTCGACAAGATGTCCTCGGTCACGCTGACCCAGTACACAACCCGAGAAGAGGCCATCTTCGCCGAGGCGACCGCCATCAACACCGAGAACCCGCAGATGAACATCATGCGGCCACGGTCCAAGGAACTAGAGCTAGCGCAGAAGGTCCTAGCTGACAGAAGCAGGAACGACAGGAAGGTGTGGGCTCACCCCGACGCCTCAAGGGATTACCTCTTCGAAAAGGTTGTGCGGTTCGAGATCCTCTACTCCCCATCGGAAGCCGCGAACGTCCTGAACCTGACCCGAAAGATGCTGGACAGCCTCATAGAGAACAATACTCTGGGGCACATCGTCCTCCCGGCCAAGCCCGGCAAGAACGCCTACGGGCAACCCCACAAGCCGAAGACCATGGTCAGTGGTTGGCAGATCATTGACTATCTCGAGGGCTTGCACACCCCCCAAACCATGGACAGAAGGAAGTCGAGATGAGCAAGGACGACGACATCATAGAACTCGTCGAGGACGAGTTGCCGATCTTTGACGACCCGGTTTCCCAGCGCGCCTACGCCTTCGTTCATCTGGCCCAGTTCGCTGAGTCCTCGAAGGACGACACGGCTAGGGATCTGACCTACACCATGATGCGCAAGGTCTGCGCCTCCATCAAGACCACCTCGACGGCTGACCTGAAGGTCATCGATGGTGGGAAGTCCTAGTCGAAGGCTTCGTCTAGGCCCTTCGTTGCTTCACCCCACGAGGGGCCTAGCTCCGCATCCACCACTGTGGGAACCAGAAGATCGACGCCGCTCTGCATGATCTCCATGATCCGTTGGCCGTGTTCCTTGCTCTCAACGGACATGGCCAACTCATCATGGATCTGGATCATCGGCAGGATGCCAGCCTCGTAGAGGTCCACCATCGCCATCTTCGTCTGGTCCGCAGCAGACCCTTGGATCAACCGGTTCAGCGCCTTGTAGGTGTACGCCCGCTTCAGCATGGTGGTGTCGCCATAGGTCTGGCGCGCCTCCTCCTTGGGCAGACCCTTGTGGACCCCGAAGGTGGTGGGCTCCCACAGATCGAACCGGCAGCGGCGCCCCAGCAAGGTACGGATGACGCCTCGGTGGTCCGCCGTCTTCGACACCCGGGTGGTCAGGTCGCGGACGAAGGGGACCTTGTCGTGGTACGTCTTGAACAGTTCCTTGGCGGCATCGATGTCGAGGCCGAGCTGCTCGCCCAGCTTGTTCACCCCCATGCCGTAGAACAGACCGAGGTTGATGGTCTTGGCCTGCTTGCGGGGGACGCCCACGATGTCAGCGGCAAGCTGGTGGAAGTCCGTGCGGGGGTCATCCCGATACGCCTTCACGAAGCTATCTGCCCCGCCCAGCGACAGGATCTGGGAGTAGTGGACCACGATCCGAGGTTCTTGGGACGAGTAGTCGAAGCTGCCCCACTGGCACCCCTCCTCCGGGAGGAACAGGCCACGGATCAGGGGGCTGATCTCGCCGTCGCGCGCAGGAATCTGCTGGAGGTTGGGGTTCGAATAGCTGAAGCGCCCGGTCACCGTGCCGCCGTCATCGGACCGAAGCTGGTGGATGTCGGCATGGATGCGCCCGTTGATCGTATGCTTAGTGATCGAATCAATGAACGTCGTGCGGGCCTTGTTCAGTTCGCGCGCCTTCACGATGGCCTTGGCAATCGGGTGCGAATGGGTGGCCAAATAGTTCTTGGTGAAGGACGGGGCCTCGGTCTTGGCGGTGCGAGGGTAGGTCAGGCTCAGGGCGTCGAAAACCTTGGCCACGGACGCCGCCGCCCAGACGTTGACGTCCACGCCAGACTCATCCCGGATCCGCTCAAGGAGGCTGACCTCCTGTAGGTGCAGCTTCTTCTTGACCTGTTCCGCCTTGTCGAGATCGACACGCACCCCACGGGCGCGCATGGCGAGGCAGACCTTGAGGACGCGCATCTCCAGATTGAAGATTGCGGACAGCTCCTCAGAGACGATCAGATTCCGGAGGTGGATCCACAGGCGCAGGGTGAGGGCGGCATCCTGTTCAGCATAGCGGCCGACGAAGTGGGCGGGCAGCTTGTGCATCTCGGCCTTGGGGTCGAGGCCCATCTCCTTCGCTGCCTCACGCAGGGCGCGCTCGTCCTTGCGCTCCTTGAGGTAGTCGAAGCCAAGGTTGTTGAGCGAGTAGCTGAACCTGTTCTCGTCGAGCAAGGGGGCAGCTATCATCGTGTCGGCGATGGTCCCCGCTATCTCGACGCCCTCGGCGCGCATCCAGCCCACGTCATACATGGCGTTGTGGAAGACGTAGGTGCAGTCGGGGTTCGAGCAGACATCGGACAGCCAGCGCAGGGCCATGCGCGCATCGAGGTTGCCGCCGTTTGCATGGCGGATGGGGAAGTACCACGACTCTCCCTCCACGGCGACGGCTATGCCAATGATGTGGCCTCTGCCTGTTGCCCATCCCGCCCCTGTTTCTTTCAGGCCGGGGTCGTAGGTTTCAAGATCTATCGCGATAAGTCGGGCGTCTGACAAATCCGGGAAGCTGTCCGGCATCACCCATTCGGTCTCGTGCGTGTACTGGAACGTCATTGCTCACCTTCATGGATTGTCGGCAGGAACAGAACGGCCATGCGTTCCTCACTTTACGCAGTGTCGTAACAGAATCATCCTTGCCACAGGCGCAGACTGCATATACCTCACGGTCCGGATTGCTCATATTAAAGGGAAGCCCCTAGAGTTCATCGGATGGATCAAGTGGAGTTCTTTCTTTGCGCGTGTCAGGCCAACATAGAATACACGTTTCTCATCATCTAGTTCAGTCCTAGTTGCATTGCCACCGGTGATCCGCTGTGGGCAATCTGTCAGAAGCAAGACGTTAGTTGCCTCGGCCCCCTTCGCAGAATGGATGGTCGAGATCCGGATGCGTGGTTCCTTGGTGAGGTCTTCGCCTCGGCGCATGCAAGCCTTGTAGTAGATCACCTCGTTCTCGGGGATCGCAGCAAGGGCCTCGGTCCACGGTTCGTCCGTGACCAACCCATGGTCCATCTTCAACGCCTCGATGTTCAACATCATGTCCTCAGGCACATCGGGCAGGGTCTTATGCCCACGCAGGACACCCTTGTTGAGGACCATGTACTTGTAGACAAACCGCACGTCCTTTGCAGCGATGCTTTCCCCGCGCCTCAGGGCCTCCCATAGCTGAATCGCAGCCACACACTGGTGGTTCATGTCCTTGGACAAACTAAACGAGTACAGCAGGCCTCTCTGCCTCACCTCGGCCTCAAGCCGTTTGGCATCCCTACGGGTGCGGGCAAGCAGCAACCAGTCCTCGTTGTCGAGGTTGACCTCTTCGCTATGCCGGTGGCGGAAGATCGAGCCGCTCTCCGGGCGCGGGAGGAACTCCTTCTTCCTGCGGTTGTGGATGCCTTGGATCAACCGCTGGCTCATGCTGTGGTGCAAGGCAGGAATGCGGTAGCTCTGGCCGAGGACCTCGCTCGTCGTGTTGAGGCGGATGAAGTACTCGACATCGGCCCCGGCCCACCGGTAGATGGCCTGATCATCATCGCCCGCCAGCACCATCTCCTTGCTGCGCGCCGCTATCTGGTGGACCATGGCCCACTGTATCGGGGACAGGTCTTGCACCTCATCGATGAACACGACATCAAACTGGGGGGACAGCTCACGGGCAAGGAAGATCTCAAGCATGTCGGTGAAGTCGTAGAGGTTGTGCGCCTTCTTGAAGGCCCGTAGGCCACGGTCCACGTACTCGACCTTCGAGAAGTTTGTCGTCAGGGAGACGGGCGACTTGTTGTAGACCACACGCAGCGGCAGCATGCAGATGCGGGCCATGTTGATGATCTCAAGGAACCGGTCACCCATCCCGTATTCTTGATACGGGCCATCCTCCATCGGGCGCGTCTCAACAAACGAACCTATGTGCAGCCAGTCGGCGCACTCTTGGTAGTGAGAAAGGTTCATCACGTCCTTGCGGTCGATCCCTGCCCGGTGCATGGCAAGGCTATGCAGGGTGCGAAAGTAGGGGAGGTCCTTGTAAGACAGGTGGAACCTCTTGACGGCGCGGGTGATCGCCTCCTCCGCAGCGCGCTTGGTGAAGGAGAAATACCCGATCCTATCGGGAGGAACGCCACGGTCCATGGCCTGTTCGACCATGGTGAGGAGGCGGGTGGTCTTGCCGGTTCCCGGAGGGCCAAGGATGATGTGCATCAGAACGGATCCACAATGTTGAGGGCCGGGAGATCAAGCTTGATGTCCTCGACGCCTTGGAAGTAGGACTGTGGGAGGAACCACAGGTGGGCAGTCTTGCCCTTGATCCGCCAGTCAACCTTCTCTGCCTTGAGTTCTTTAAGGCGCAGGCCCAACTGGACATTGTTGTACTTGATGAAGGCGTTGGCCTTGAGGTGTTTCTGTAGATCGCGCAGTTGGAAGTAGACGTGTTCGTCCACCCATACCGCAATGCCTTGCAGGATCTCTTCGCGCTCGACGCCACGCGCACGGTCGCAGCAAAAGGACATGAGGAGTTCTTCGAACTCACCTCTGGCGGTGGCCTCGGGGGGGACCTCGATGATGGTGAGCGAGGCAAGCAGCGTCTGCATGCGCGCGGACCACGCTTTCTCACTCATGGTCTTGGGATACAGGTTGATCTGGTTCAAGCAGTCCTTCTGGAATTGTTTCTGCATGACAAGGCTTTCTGTCGCCAACTCCACGCGCTTGCCATCCACGTCCATGATCCAGACGGGCGGGTCACCATTGATCTTGGTCAGTGAGCCGAGGTCATTGGACTTCTGCCCGGGGCCGATCCCGAACTTGCGCCCAATGCAGACCTCCTTGTTGCAGTAACTGGCGATGGGCTGGTCGTCGCACTTGTAGAAGTATTCCTTCTTCCCAAGCTGGGAGATGATGATCTCCACCTCTTTATCGAAGAGCGGAGGGATCATCATTGTCTGATTGTAGTGACGGACACGCTCCTCCCATTTGTCGGGTGAAGCCATACGCGCATAGACACCGAGGTTGAAGAGCGCATTGTTGCGACCACCTTCACCGAAGCCCTGTGCTGCCAGTTGCTGGAGGCATGGTGGTCCCTTTGGAAGAACCTCCTCGGCCTTCTTAGGTGCCGTCTCATAATCGAGAAAAGTATCTGGTGATACCGCCCGAGATTCGGCAAATAGGATGAACTCTTCTGGTCCAAGGCTTTCTCCCTTGTCGTTGTATCCGTATCGCGTGGTCCGTGTGCCAGCGAAGTAGGGCATGTTGAGGAAGTTGCCCGTGTCGCCACGGTCAACAAGGATCTCTTGCTGTTTGGGGAATACCTCTGACCCAGCATAGCCAAGGAGCGCGGCCATCGAGACAAGCTTCGGTTGCAGATCCGCCGCAGGCAGCTCTTCGGTAAAGAAGAAATACAGGTGAGCGCCACCTGACTTGGACCGGCACACGACCCCCGGCAACAGGTGCTTCTCGACTTGTCGTATCAGGGCCGAATGGTCCAGATTGTAGACGTCGATATCGATGGCCCCCCAATGACACTTGTTGTTGTCCTTGATAGGGATGATGCCGAGCCCTGTGCCACCGGCCAGATGCTCAGTCCAATGGTTCATGGTCGGCGGATCACGGAGGATGCGCGCCTGCCCTTGTTTCTTCCCATCGCGTTGGCGGTCGTTCTGAACATTGAATGTTCCGTGCGCCCGTCCATTGCCCGTGAACAGCGTAAAGTATCTTTGAGCAAGGTCCATTCTACGGCCTCAATTAAAAGGGGGACCAACCTGTGGTCCCCCGGTATGCCATCAGAACGGGACGGAGTCGTCATGCACAGGAGTAGCCTGCTCGCCCTGATCCTCCTTCACCTTGACCTCGCCCGCCTTCACGGACTTGGAGAAGTCCATGGCCATCTGGAACAAGGTCTTGTCATTCTGGTTGTTGATATTGACGCCGCGCTCGTGAGCAACCTCCCACCCGAACCACGATCCCTTGTCGTTGCGCTCCTCGACGGTGCGCAGGCGATAGACCTGAGACATCATGGGCAGAGTGTACAGGCCGATCTTGCCCATTGCCGTGCGTGACTGCATCTGCGTCACCCACTTGCGCGCCTTCTTCAACTGGGTCGAAGTCATAGTCAGCAGGCAGCGTTGCGGGATGCCGCTCTCGTCCAGACGGAGCAGGAAGAACTGCGCCGTGTTGGTGAGGAGGTTCCCGTTGGGCAGCACGTCATTGCCACGGTCATCGCGGTAAGTGGTATTCACGATATTGTCGTCGGCGTTATAACTATTCACATAGCCACCCCCTTTTTCACGGGGCTTCCACTCCACGTAGCGACGGCTGTAATAGCAGGGGACGACAAGCATCCCGGCTTCACCGTCGAACACCTCATTGGCGACGGTGTCGTAGATCATGCCAGCCTCAGCGCCCTGCACGTAGGCCCCGTCACGCTTATTCACCTGAGGTGAAAGCTGGGCGAGGACGCGCAGGAAGGGGATCGACATGTCCTCGGTGCGGACCTGATCCATACCGAGCCCGGCAAACTCCTCAAAGTCCCCGGCGATGGCGACAGCGGTTCCTGTCGTAGCGGTGGTAGCAACAGCATTCTTGGTCATCTTACTTCCCTTTCTTGATCGTGGTCTTCTGACCGATGAAAATACCAAACAGCTCGCTGGGGATGTCAGTTCCCCGTTCGATCTGCTCCTTGCAGAAAGCCTTGAGTGTACTGGGATGTACAGCTTCCTTTTGATCCGTAGCCCACCCCTGCGCATCCAACTGACTGATCAGCGCAGCAGCCTTCTCGTCCTCACCCTTGCCGAAGGAGACGGACACCGTGTTCTTGATCAGGTCAGCATGGCCGTTCGAACGCAGCCAATCGTGTGCGTCGTACGCGCGCTCCCTGCTGATGTTCGCGCTGATCACGGTGGCCACCGTCAGCTTTGAACCATCCGCCATCTTCAACTCGGTGAGCCCATGCTCTGCAAGTGCAGCGGGCAAAGCCTCACCAGAGATGTGCGCCAGTTCAGCCTGCGCACGTTTCAGGTCAGCCGTCAGATCCTCGACGCGCTGTTCCAGAACAAGCTGCTGACGGGCGAGGCCAGCCACCTGTTTCAGGTCGTTGTTGTCCACATTGGACAACTGCATTGCGTAATCTTCTAGGTCCACTTTCTATCTCCTAGCGTTGGTACAGATCGACATCGATGGGGTAGTACCGGGTCTCGATACGGTCCCACTTCAACACCTTGAACTTCCCGTTGTTGGCGAGAGCAGCAAGGCAGCATGCTATCCCTATGCAGACCGGGTCACCGGACAGCACGAGGTAGTCGTTCGAGGTGAACTTTGCGAGCTTGCGCTGCATCCGCCGCACTGTTGGCATGGCTGACAACGAGATCTGCTCCTTTGCAGGAAGCAAGATATCGAGATCACCAAACTCCAGAGCGTCGGACAGATCACGCCCCGGGACTTCTTGCGTTATGTAAACAGTCACGGCTTTCTCCCCGTTCGACACTCGCAACCTACGCCCAACCCCCGGGGGTCTGTCAAGCGGACTTGCAAAATTATTTTAGATGGGCATATTTGTGTCGTGCCAAACAGAAAGGGCCACGGACCATGGACATCATTGACCGCTACAAGTTCCGCATGCAGCCGTACCAGCATCAGATGGACGCGCTTAGAAAATCGTGGAGCGACAAAGAATTCGCCATCTTCGCCGAGATGGGAACAGGCAAATCGAAGATCCTCATAGACACTGTCTCAATGTTGTACGACCGGGGGAAAATCTCCGGCTTCCTCGTTGTAGCACCGAAAGGTGTGTACAAAAACTGGGAGACCATCGAGCTGCCCAAGCATGTGCCAGAGCATGTCCTCTACGACGTGACCGTCTGGGATCCGGGGACGTCCAAGAAGAACCTCGCTAGGTTGGATGAGTGCTTGGCGGACGATGAGAACCTGAAGGTTGTGGTGATGAACGTCGAGGCGTTTTCCACAGAAAAAGGTTTGACCTTCGCCCTGAAGTTCATGCGGGCCAAGAAAGTTCTGATGGCCGTGGATGAAAGCACAACGATCAAGAACGCCAAGGCGTTGAGAACGAAGAGCATTATCCGTGCGGGCAAGGCGGCTGAGTACCGCCGGGTGATGACGGGCTCCCCGATCACCAAAACCCCAATGGATTTGTACACACAATGTGCGTTCTTGGACGAGTGGATCTTAGGCTTTGGGAGTTTCTACTCGTTCCAAGGTAGGTACTGCCGCACCCTCAGGCGCAGTGTTGGAACACACTCGTTCAATCAGGTGGTGGGGTACCAGAACCTAGACGAACTTTCAGAGCGCCTCGACAAGTTCTCGTACCGCATCTTGAAGAAGGACTGCCTAGACCTTCCCGAAAAAGTGTACACTAAACGTGTCGTCCAACTTACGGATGAACAGGCTCGCGTCTATGCCACTGTCAAGAAGGCCGCGATTGCAGAGCTTGAGGGAAAGACGCTCACAGCTCAAAATGTGCTGACGCAGATTATCCGCTTGCAGCAGATTTGCTCGGGATATTTCAAGGCCGACGACGGTACGATCCTTGAAATGAAGTCGGACAAATTTGATGAGCTTCTCAGTGCCCTCGAAGAAGTCGACGGAAAGGTCATCATCTGGGCCAACTACACTTACGACATCCAGATGATCCAACGTGCGCTCGCCAAGGAGTATGGCCCCTCGTCTGTAGGTACGTACTACGGCGAGACCTCTCCGGATGCTCGTCAGCAAATGGTCAAAGACTTCCAAGATCCAGCTCATCCGCTTCGTTTCTTTGTTGGCCAACCACGGACCGGTGGCTATGGTCTGACGCTGACCGAGGCCAGCACGGTGATCTACTTCTCCAACAACTATGATCTGGAAGTTCGCTTGCAAAGCGAGGACCGTGCCCATCGCATTGGTCAAAGGAATAACGTCACATACATTGACATTGTAACCGAGGGTACAGTGGATGAGAAGATCCTCCGCGCCCTTCGAGAGAAGATTAATGTGGCTACACTTGTCCTAAAAGAGGGCCACAAGGAGTGGCTGATCTAGCACTTCCACGCCCGTAGCGATTTGTTGATGCGGGAGTTGGGGTCGTTAGCCGTCTTTTCAGAGGTCAGCTTCTTCTTCATGCCCTTCATCCGGGCGCAGAAGCTGTCCTTGCGAGGACCGCCCTCCGGTTGCGGGGCTTTGAGCCCGGGCTTGCCCGGGTTCTCTTTGTTGTAGGAGGCACGACCCTTGGCGTTGAGACCGCCACTCTGGGACTTGCCTTCCTTGCGCTGCCAAGCCGGGGACTTTGCCATCACTTGCCCTTCTTCGCTGCCATCATGTTGTCCACAAGATTTGGATACGGGCGACCGGCCTTCTTGGCCGACGCCTTTGCAGAAGATTTCTGCGCAGGGGAGAGGCCCTTGGGCTTCCCAATACCGGCGGGCCTCGGCTTGTCCCAGATAGGTTTCTTCGCCATCTATGCATCCTTGGTCAGGTCTGCCCCAACCTCTGCTACATCATGGACCCGGCTTTCCCAC